ATGCCATTAGAATTCCTATTGAAACTATTAACCGTGAGATGTTTAAGAACGGATTTGAGATTGTAGAGAGATTCAAATACAAATGCATGAACTGTTCAAAAGAATTCAAATATGCACCAAACGTTCATGAGGAAGGTGAGGATAAAATAGACATGAAGAAAGTACAATGTGATTCATGTCTCAGTTATGATATGAAAAGACCTGTACCAACACATAGAAAGATTCTTGAGGATATGATGAGCAAGCCTATAAATGGTAACATGCAAAATATGGAAGATCTTGCAAGACAACTAGAAAGAGACTTGGAGATTGCAGATAACGCTTACATGCTACTGCTAAAGAACTATTGGATTGACGATACTACTGGAGAGATAGACCCAGAGAAAACTGAGATTAAAGAACTTTTAAGAATTGATCCGCCTCAAGTGGCAATGATTGCTGACTCTGACGGTAGAATAGGATATGATGATAAGAGACAAAAGATTTGGGTATGTCCTAGATTTGAACACAGGGACAAGAGACAGTACACTGACAGATGTGATGTGTGTAATGCCAAATGTCTAAAGGCAATACTTGAAGTAAACTCTGTATATTCTATTGGTATTCCTCACCCAAAGAGAGTAATCTATGGTGAGGGTGAAATTATTTGGAAAGCAGGTAAATACAAACCAAGTTTAATTTATGGTATGTCTCCTATATTCGCTATATGGAGTAAGGCAATGTCATTGTCTCACATGGACGAATATATTAGAAAATACTTTGATAAAATGCGACCACCACGAGGATTACTTGTTGTTGCATCAAGAAACTATGAAACCTTTAGAAAGTCATGGGACGCTTTGGAACAAAAAGCAACTGAAGATCCATACATGATACACCCACTCATGGTTGAATCTGACAAAGGTGGAAAGAACATGGCTAACTGGATAGACTTTACTGGTTCATTACAAGAATTACAATTCGTTGAGATAAGAAAAGAGTTAAGACAGATCATTGGTGCCATGTACGGTGTACTTCCATTATACTATGGAGAGATGGTAGGTGGTTGGTCACAAGAGGGATTACAAGTTACAATTACAAACAGAGCAGTCAAGTGGGGACAAGACATTCTATTCAAATCTTTCTTTAAGAAACTTGCAGAAGTTATGGGAGTTGACGATTGGGATCTTAAACTTGTAGCAGGAGAAGAAAACGATAAACTATCAGAACTACAAAGAGAAGGTGTAGAGATTGACAACATGGCAAAACTACAACAAATGGGATTCAAGATAGAGAGAACCCATACTGGAGAATACAATGTATCTAAAGAAGTTCAAGACATGGAAAACCCAGAACTTAAAAACGGTAGAGGCAGAGGAACTGCTGCACCTGAAGAACAAAGAGCAAACGCACAAGGTGAACATGTTGAAAGTAGACCTTCTGACATAGGAGGAGTTGCACAGGGACACCCTTCATCTGGTAGTGGAACATCTATGTCACAAAAGAACTTCCCTACTGGTATCACACCTGCCAACTTTGATGTGGTAAAGAAAACATTACAAACTGCAGTAGACTTTGGTTGGAAGAAAACAAAAACAGTAGAAGAGTTAAGAAAATATGCAGGTATAACGGTAAGAAATGCAAGGGACATAGTTGATAATGAGTTAGGTATGACAAAGAGATGGGAAGATGAAGAAAGTAGTTAAGAAAATAAAGGAAGCAGTTGAACATAAAAAGGTTGAACCTAAAATTGTTGTCTTTAAATCCAAGGTAAAAAATCCATATGATGAACTGATCAATAGTATATTAAAAGACATTGCACAAGACGTAAAAGACAAGCCTTCCATAGAGATAATCGGCTTACTTAATGACTGTTTAAGACACATAAGGAACAATTAACATGGCAGAAAAATTTGAAGTAAAGACTGGTGGAACCAAAATTGGTGATAAAATCGTAGATATACACCAAAAAAATGAATATACAAGAGTTAACAACTATAAGGAAGGCATGTGTTTTGGCTGTTTTGGTCATGGTATTCCAGTAGGTGCAGGTGTATCTGACATATGTGGTGACTGTGCAGGTAAAAAAGGCAGGGAAACCATCTTAGTTCCAATTAAAGAGATTGTTTATGGGCTGTGTCACTTCTGTGGAGAGTTCAAACATGGTTTAGAACAAATAAATGCAAGACTTTGTATAAAATGTACCAGAAGAGTTTCAAATCACTTTAAGAACTATAATAAAAATGGTGGAATGTTAGAAACTGATCCTTTCTGGAAAAGTCAGAGAAGAAAACACGGTAAAGACTGGGCTCATATAATGTCTAAAGATTTAGGCAACCCACGCTAGTCTTTTAGCATAAAACTTAACCTATCAGTCTCTAAATCATAAAATCGGTGATCATAGTCAATTATCTTAGACTTTTTATTGTTAGAACTGTTAATATACCTGTCAACCCTCCATCTAAGTTCTGGTTTCCTTAAAAACTTTGGAAATATGTCAATTTGCATCTTTTTAGGGTTAAATTTGATTTTATCATGCAATATAAGTTTACTTTGGTCGGTTTTATAGTCATTTACGCTTCCATTTCTAAAATGAACCAAAGATTTCCATGTTAAAGGTCGTTCTTTAAGGTCATTTGTGTTGGTTACAACCCATAATTTAGTCTTATCATGTATGTATAAGTCAACTATTTTACTACTTTTAACCAGTTCGTTAAGATTATCCTTGTTATATTTAATATATTCTTTTAAATTATCATACACATATATTGAAGAAGCCATGTTATTTACATATATAACCCATTAATAAACCAACCGATATTAATAAAAAGCATAAATACAATGTATTTTATGCTTGAAATGGTAGATTCTATATATCAAGAGGTAGTCATGGTGGTTGCTCTTGGTACAGGAGCCGCAGTGGTTACATATTTTAAAAAAGTACAACGAACACAAAAGAGTCTATGTGAGACAGTGGAAAGATTACAAAAAACTATTATCATTTTAGCTAAAGCAGTTGATAGACAGTCCAATAGATTACACCCAGAAGAGGCAAAATCAGATCTTGACGACCTAGTTAAGGAATTACTCGACAAATGAGTAGTAATAGTTAAATATAGCTGAGAAAGGTCTTTTATATGGTAGACCCATTATTTATTGCAGTAATTGCATGCATATCTGGATCTGTATTAAATACAGTTAGAGGATATTTGGGTAACGATGATTCATACTCTGCAAAGAAATTAATCGGTGCAGTAATCGTTTCCTCATTTGCAGGAATTGCAATAGCACAAACTATACCATTAGACGGAATAGGTCTAATCGGTGTTGCTTTGTTAAGTTTGACAGCAGGATTCTCAATAGATTTCGCTGTCACCAAAGCAAAAAAAACAGCTTAATCACCTGTTCTTCACCCTTTTTTATCATAATATTTATTAACCTTGTCACGTCTACTTTATATATGACATATTATGCTTTTAACCAACTTTCAAGCACGTTGAAAAGTATGGAAGGTATAAATTCAGATGAAAGGTATTTTGAAGGATTATTAACAGTACAGATGAAAGATAAGCAGGGTGAAATTACTATAGTTGATGAGTTATACAAGGTACTACCTGTATGGATTGATAGAGGAGCACCAATCAGTGATACTCACTCCAATAGAATTGTAGGTAAAGGTATCAACTATTCTAGAACAACTGTGAAAGGTGATGATGGTGCAGAATTACCTGCAATTAAAATAACAGGAAAGATTTTCAAAAATTACGAATTGGATAACGTTATCTGGGAAAAAATTAAAAACAACGAGTACAAGGGATTGTCATTTGGTGGTGCAACAAGATCAGCAAGATCCCCAATCAAAATGAAAGACGGAAGTACTGCTTATGCGTTAAGTGATTTGGAACATTATGAGGTTGCCGTATGTAAAGATCCTGCAGTCCCAATGGCTATCATTACTGATTTCAATCAGATTGCAAAGGCAAACTTTAACTCAACGGTTAGAGATGATGGCAAGATGATAATTCAATGTAGTAACATGAGTTGTATGGTTAAAAAAGATGATGAAGAAGACGAGGAATTTTATCATGATGAAGAGGGTGAGATTAGGGACGATATAGAAAAATTCATGGAGAAAAAAGAAATGTTTGAGTCAGTAACAGATAACCCTGAAGAAGATACAAAAGCTAAAATTACAAAAGGTGACGGTTCTACAAACACTGAGGACAGAAATAACCGTAGTGATCTAAACGATCTTGTAAGGGACAAAAGACAATTCAATGGAACCAGAGGAACATTATCAGAAGAACTACCTAACATGACAATAGCCAATCCAATTAAAAATGGTAAAAATGCAGCGGATCTAAACGAGTCACAAACGTTTGAACAGAAGGTACAAGCACTGATCAGAGAAGGCAAGTCAAGAGAATCAGCAGAAAAGATTGTAGGATCATTCGTTCATAAGGAAGCAGCAGGTGGAAATGGTATGGGTGGTGGAGCAAACTCATCAGGTTCTGGTGGCATGAGTGGAGGTGGAACTCTAACAACTGACAGTGGTGGTACAAACAATCCAGTACATAACAACGGCTGTAATTGTGATTGTAAAGACTGTACACGTAATAACAAATGTGATTGTTGTGAAAAATGTAAACGTAATAGTAAAGGATTGGATATTACTAACACAAACTCAGTAGGAACAAGCAGTGCATATAATCAAGACGCACCTAACGGTTCAAGATTGAATAATAAAGCAGATGATATAGATTTAGATAAAATTATTGAACAAGAAACTGAAAATGTTAAAGGTAAAAAAGGTGGGGGTGGACATAGATCACTTGCTACAAGATTGACATCTAGACAAAATGCAAAAAAGAAAGCAACTAGAGAGGTAAACAAGGTACATGCATTAATGAAGTTAAATAAAGTAAAAACACA